CCACCGGTCCCTCCTTGAATCGTTCTTGCGGAAACGGCTGCACCGAATTCGGCGAAGTCGTGACAAACGGCACCACCTGGTTCGTGTTCACCGGATTCGTGATCGCCACCGCGGACGGCTGGAAGTTCGCGCCGCCGCCGCTCGTATCCTTGAGATACTGCTTATACATCGCGTCGTATTGCTGCTTCGTGGCAATCGTATCACCAGGCTGAAAGCCCCGCTGATCGCGGAGGTATTGGATGAATCCTGCGTCCATCGCTTTAGGCCCCCGGCATCGTGAAGAACGCCCCGCCGCCACCACCGCCGCCACCGGTCCCCCGGTTGCCGCCGCCGCCCATCTGCCGATCGACGATCTGCTGGCTCATGATCGAGCGGCCGGTGTTTTGCATGCCGATGATGCTGTCGCCGATCATGGCTTGTTGGCGGGGGGATTCGCTGAGGAAGCCTTTGATCCATTCCGGATCAAAGCCCAGCTGGTCGCCGTGCCGCTTCATGAAATCGCCATAGGCTTTGCCCTTGGCGTCGGCCGCCTTGTTTTCGGCGTATTGGTTGGCGAATTGGCCGAGCGCTTCGAAGGTTTGGTTGGTCATTTGCTGCACCTGTTGCCGCCGAGCCTCCTGCTGGTTTTGCTGGTTCTGCATTTCGATCTGCCAGAATTGTGCTGGTGTCATTTTGGTATTCTCCTTGGTATTGGTTAGTGGTTAGGACGCCAGCGCGACCGGCTTGGTGTCTGCGGCGAGTTGTTCGGCAAGGGCCGCGCCAATCACGACCGGCTTGATCGCCAGGCGTTTCTTGCCCTCGTAGTCGATCTCCGCGACGGCTTCCGGCAGCACTTTCTGCACATCCTGCGCCATCACGCCCTTGCGTTTCTTCTTCTCGCCCTTGTAGCGGTATTCGTAGGCGGGCAGATCGAGCAGGCTTGTCACCTTGCCAAGCAGCTTGATGTCGGTCTTGGTGCGCTTGTCCGACAAGTAGCCGGCTGCGCCGCCGGCAAGGCCGCCGATAATAGCGCCAGGAATAGCGCCGATTCCGCCAGCAGCAGCGCCCATCATGGCACCAGTGGCTGCGCCCGTAAGCGCCCCGCCGGCGGCCATGCCCATGTTTCCTCCCATGCCGCCGCCTTGGCCGCTAAAGCTGCCGCCCGAATACTGCGCCTGCACATTCTGCCCACCCATGAGCGCCATCGCAGGTTGTGTCATGTTGGCATAGCCGCTGCCCATGCCTAGGGCCATCATCTGCGGGCTGCTCGACATCGAGAAGTTGTAGGCATCCTGCCCCGATCCCATCCGGCGCATGCGTTCCTGCTCGGCCAGGGTCATCGCTTGGCCGGCGTAGCCGACGCGGCGTTGTTCATTGGCGGCGCCCACGCCGGTTACAAGATTGATGTCCTGCGCCCGGCGCTGTTGCACAAAGCGGTCACGGTTGAGCAACTCGGCACCGATCCCGGCATTGCCGGTCGCCAAGCCGCGGGCCGCCATCGACGCCCGCGCCTGCTGGGTCGCATCGCGTTCCTCCTCCGGTGAGAGCCGGCCCATCGCCTGCGCCCGCCGCTCGGCTTCCGCCGTGAGGGCGCGGCCGAGGCTGCCGCCAGAGATGTCCGCCAGCTCCCGCTGCATCCGCGCATACTCTGGGCTTGCCTGTTGTGCGGCGTCCAGTTGTTGCAAAAGCGCACTGCGCCGCCGCGCCTGCTCCGGCATGGCCGCTTCGTATCGACTGGCGATGCTAGCGTTGCCTAGCTGGCCAAGGGCAAATTCAAGATTGCGATTATACTCTCGGCGCGAAGCCGCGCCGGCGGCCGCGGCCAGCCTTGGAGTAAATTTCTCTTTGAGCTGATAGTCCGACCTTGTCAGCTTTTCCGACTTCGCGGTGTCTAAGGTTGGTGGTGATGGTGCGGAGGGTGAGCTTCCCATATTATTCCTTTCGTTGTGTTCTGGTTAAAATGTCCGCGCACCGGCGGGCGCGGATATGTCCATCATTCCGCCGCTGCCAGAGCACGTATTTATGAGGCTTTGAGGCCGTGCTAAGAAATCGTTGGTGGGCATTGGCGCCATCGGCCACCGCTGCCAGTTCGACGAACCAAGCATTCGGCTCGCCCTCAGCAATACCACCCGCTGCGGCGTCCCAATGCACCTCTTGCCCCATGATAAACACATCGTCAAAGGACACGACGAAGCCATTAGGCCGGGCAATGTTCGCCGCCAGCGCCAGACCGAAGTTTTGACCAGGAAAATGCTCGTCATACCATTGATGTGCTTTTTGCCATGGGGTCATGCTTAGAACTTGATGCAATACAGCAGGGCGATGTTGGCGGGGCGGGTTTCGGTTGACGTTCTTGCCACAGTTGACGGGTCAAAAGTAACGCCGCGCGTGGTTGATGCTCCTGTTGGCCTCAAGCTGCTGCCAGCCGATCCGGCGGCAAACGCTCCAGTGCCGCCCAAGAGGTCAATGGTTGTTGTGATGGTTCCGGTGAAATTCTGAAACGCATCGCCCTCTTTAGCCGCAAACGTCTTATTGTAAGTAATGCCGCTAATCGTCTGCGATCCACTACCGCGCACAAAGATGCCGCGCAGATCGGGCAGCGGAAGACGCTTGTTGGCGGCGAAGTCAGCGGCTGCGTCAGCTCCTCGCGTTGAGGCCGATCCGCCGCTAGTGAGGATTGGCAGGTCGGTATTTGTCCAGTTGTCCCAGAGGACGGTAAACAGCGCCGAGTAGTCCGCCGAGGCATGCGTAGCATTGCTGGAGGCCGAGCCAATCGTGTCGCTGTTCGCGGCCAACCATCCGGTCGGGGCCGTTGAGCGGGCAAAAGCCTGCACGGCGCCCACTGGCATTAGGGCGTTGGCCACGGCGGCCAGTAGTTTTGCTGACGTGATTCCACCGTCCTTGACCCGAAACTTGCCTCCGCTGACTTCCAGCGTGGAGTTGTCGGTGTCGTCAGCGGTAGCGAACGTGATGGCGGCAGTCGGTGACTGGGCGCTGTTGAGTTTGGCGGGTGTAACCGTCTCGCCGGATGTAAAGCCGGATGGATCGTTGTAGCCTTTGGTGATTGCGATGGTTGCCATAAGTTATGCTGCGTTTCTGGTTTCGGTCGGCGTCATGCTTTGCAGTGCCGCCTCGATGCTCACGTTGCGGATTTCGGGGCGCTCGGCAGTGGTCTCGAAGATTAGTTCGGCGGCGTGGGCCTTGCGGCGGATCGGCTGCTTGAGCGTGTAGTCTTCGGCGAGGCCGCTGTCGTTGGTTTGTCCCGGCACCAAGGTGATCTCGGCGTCGGGGTTGATAAGATTGGCTTTGACCACAATGCTGCCGTCATCCGGCAAGACGACATCGGCGAGGCTGCGGAGGAATCGCTTGCTGCTCATCGTCTGCATGTTGTAGCGGCGGGTCTTGATCCTGCCGGTGACTTGAGATTGCAGGCTGCCGCTTGGCTCGTCGTCCTTGCCGTTGTTGTTCTCGTCGAGGAGATACAGCTTTCCGGTGCGGCGGACGTTGAAGATGCGGCGCACGTTGCTGTAGGTGCCGACGACCAAGGCGTCTACGCCGATGCCATAAACGTCGCGGCTCTCCCACTGATCGTTGAGGGCCGACCAAGTAACGACGAGATCGTTGGTCTCGTCCGGCGAGTCGAGGGTCGGGACGGCGAGGATGTAGCGGTTGGAATGCCAGATGCCAAAGGCGCGTTGCACCTTGCTCTGGTCGATGCGCTCAAAGAGGTCGGCGACCGGATCACTCAGCGGCTTGGTGTCGCCGCGCAGTTTGAGGTCGAGCTGGGTGTCGAGGCGGTAGACTCCGGCGTCCGAGAGGAAGAAGACGAAGCGACCAGCGGTCACGATGCTGTTGCGGGCGCTGCACCCGATCTCGTCGGTGACGAGTTCCAGTTTGGCAACCGCCGTGTCGATGGCGAAGTCCGTGCCATTGGTTGCGGGGAATTGCGCCAAGGTAGCGAGCCAGATGCTCTTGCGGCAGAAAACCAGCGCCGCGCCTTCTGCCCATGGATGCACGGCCATGACAAAGTCTCCTCCCCCGGCGCCGGTGCGGAAGGACTGCCAGAACGGGTCGTAGAGATCCGCGTCGAGGTAATCGGAGATGGCAACTTGGTCGCGTCCGTCAGGGATGATGAGGCGGTTCTGGATGTAGCTCGCCCAGCCGACCGAGCGCATACGCTTGTAGGTCGGTCCTTCGGAGGGCACACCGCCCGCAGCGCGGACGAAGCTGCCGCTGCCGGTCCAGTAGATCGGCGGCTTGACCCGGCGGACGCGGATATTGGCAACGGCGGCGTTGGCCGTGAGGCTTGGAACGGTGATCTCAAAAGAGTTGGTGTTTAGGTTCGTGGCCAAGATGTCAAACTCATGGCCGTCGAACGCGGCGACCGTGCTCCCCTCGATGCGGACACGCTGGCCGGCACTTAGACCGTGCGTGTTGACGTTGACCGTTGCCGTGGTGGACGAAACCGTGATCCCGCTGGCGTTGGTGAACTGCTGCTTGAAAGTCGTGGCCGGGTCAATCGGTGCTTCGCGCAGGATATACAAGCGGTCGTAGGCTTGGACGATGCTGACGTTGTCTTGCGGGTCGATCGTTTCATCCGGCGAGCTGGGATAGCCGACCGTGACAACGGTGTCGGTCGGCGAGGTGTTGCGCCAGAGGAAGGCGCTGCTGGGTCCGGCCATGACAACGTATTCGTTCGCGTTGTCGTAGTTGCGGCTGGCGAAGACTCCGGCGCCGAAGATTCCGCCGCCGTAAGTGGTCTTGACGAGCGGCCCCGCGTTGGCAAGCAGTGTGCCGGTGGCGTTGGCCGCTGGGGTGCCGGTCATGGTGTAGGTGAAGGTGCTGCCGCTGGCGCCCGCGATGGCGAAGTCGCCGTTGTAGCGGGCAGCGTCCGCGCCGGTGGCGCCGCGAATGTTCACGGTCTGGCCGTTGGTGTAGCCGTGAGCGGACGCCGTGGTCACGGTGGCGGTCGTGCTGCTGAAGGTGATCGTGTTGATCGCTCGGTCCACGGCGAGGTTGAAGGAAAGCGTGAGCGGTTCGTCCGCCGTGGAGATGGCATCGGCGAGACGCTTGGCGCCCTTGCGGGTCTGCGCCGTGCCGCGCTCGAGGCGCATGTTAACGCTGTCTTGCAGCATGCCTGCCGGTAACGTCAGCGGGTTCAAGCGGCTGGCGAAGCCGATGAAGCCGTTGTCGCCGTCGCGCTGGACTGGAGATTCGAGGGACATGGGGAAGTTGGCAGTCGTCAGTTAGCAGGCGTCAGGGCAGAACGGAGTCTGCTCTTAAAGCGGGCGGCGTCGCCGGGGCTGATGTCGGTTTTGCGGGTTGGGGCGACTTGTTGGTGGGTGAGGACGAGGTTTAGGGGGATGTTCCACTTCTTCATGCGGGGGACCAGGTATTCGAGGGCGCTGTTCATGGCGGCTTCGCCGAGGGGGTCTTCGTAGGTGTTGCCTTCCCAGGCGACGCCGAGGCTCCAGCTATTCAGGTCGGGGCGGCCGTGCCAGTTGCTGCGGCCGGCGTGCCAGCAGCGGTCGGTGTCGTTGGCGAAGACGGTGCGGCGGCCGTCTCTGGCGATGAGGACGTGGTAGCTCACTTTAGCGGCGGGGTTGGTGATCCAGGCGCAGCTGCCGTGGTAGCTGCCGTCCGAATGATGCAAGACAACGGCTTCCGGTTTGATGCGGTGGGCTTGTTTGTTCGGCGTGCTGAGTCGGCGCTCGTCGTAGGTCGTCAGCGGTGGCTCGACGGTGAAGCTCGGCCTGGATGCGGAGACATAACTCGGCGAGGCCGGCGCTGGGGTAGCGTCGGACTTCTTGCCAAAGATTCTCTTGAGCCAGGTCCACATGGGTTATTTCGCGTGACCCTTGGGCGGGGGATTGACGGTGACGGTGGCTTG